CGATCTGAATCCAATACGAATATGGGTGGAAGAACCACGCAGTTTCATTCAACGGAACCTTAAGAGATGCCAACTTCTCGATGGACTGCCTGATTTCGGTGTCGGTAATAACCGACGCTGTGTCTCCAACTGTGTTGGTAGAAACAGACGACCAAAGCGCAAACAAGTCCGCTTCCAAAGCTTCCATCAGAGTACCACCGGCCTTTCTCGCATAGATTGAACCTACATCGTAAGTTCCCTTTGCGATCTGGACCATATCGCGATCTCCGATCAACATAGCGATGTACTTATGAGTATCAACCGTTAGGGTGATATCACCGGTAGCAGGGCCATTTGTCGTGATTTCAACCGCGTCATATGGGTCAGGAGCCGTTGTCACTGTGAAAGCCGTGGTGAACACATCCGGTACGTGGAAGATATCGCTACCTCCCCCGGTGTATGCGCTCAAATCGAGAAAGTGGTTTGCCGCAACTGCCTTAGCGAAAAATTGCTCGAGGGTCTTGGGTGTCCAAGTCTCGGTAATATACGCTGTTAGCGTTGTTGGGGTCATTTCTCCAGCTGTTAGTGCCATTTGGGTTAGACTGCTGAATTACTCTTCTTCTGGGCTTGCCACTCGTCAAATGACGGGACATTTACCTTGTCACCTGGTTTGTAACCAGGGCTACCAGTAGGAGAGGGAGTTGCTGCTTCGGCCTTCTTCTTCGTCCGAGCGGCCTCGAGACCTCCGGAAATGATAGGGTCTGACAAAACTTCGTCTAGGGTTCTCTTCGTGGATTTCGACAAACTACGAACGTAGCGCATCTCATCCGGATTTAAACCTTTCGACTGAAGTGCCAAAATCTCATCAACAGGGTCCGAAACATCGAGTGAAGCTTGAGGAGCGGGGGCAACCGGTTGTACCGGTGCCGGTTTCAAGCGAGCATTCTCCTCTTTTAAAAGTTTCTCCGATTCCTCGGCTGTCTTGGCGCGTGCGAACAATTTTGCGTTGCCCTGCACGATTTCCTCGACAACGGTAGATTCGAGTTTCCCCTCATCTACCAAAGGCTGTAAGGTGGCCTTAATCTTTTCACCGTCCATATTTCTAATGTTAGGACTTATAAGTGGTTTGAAAACTGTTTTCCTTCAGTTCGACTTGTACAAGTTTTTATATGAGGTTTGCTTGAGGCCCTCACGATGCCCTATGCTGGAATCCTGCTCCTAGTAGGGCTTACGCCGCTTAGACATATTCATTTGATTTTTTAATTTCTTCTTCATTATTTTCCTGCAAAACTATTTTCTTCACAACTTCTTCTTCCAGCAAGATAGAGATATCCGCGATGGCGGCCAATTTCTCGGGCGAAGGATTTTTAATATTCCGGATATCACAAAGTGCCGTCAAGAATCTTCGGAGATAATCCGCTAATTGTTTCCCTGAATCACTCGCGCCGAGTGACCGGAACATTCTGACATCTGATTCGGTAAGTTTCACGAGGTTCATAGCATTTTACCTGACATTACTTTTGCTCCGGTACCGGGACCTTGCGGCGCGCCGATAGATCCTCCCATCGAAGCCATCATTTGTTGCATTTGTTCGGGCGAAGCACTCGCCAATGATTGCTGCAAAATCCCCAAATCAATCGGCGACACTCCCGCCATTTCCATGAGCTTAAACACAAGCCCCCTTGTTAGCGGATTCACCACAACGCCGGGGTTCGTGGAGAGTAACTGAAGAAGCATCTGATAGGTTTGAATTCTGGCACCCGTATCAATTTGTTCATTCGTTATCAAAATATCGATAAAGTATTTCGCATTATCATAAATCCCTTCGGGAAGTTTTAACTCACGGTTCTTGCCACGCTTCAGTTCGGAAATGACGCGAGATTTATTATCCTCAATTTGCTGCTGTGACGGCAAGTAACCGGTACGGAGCGCGTAATCCCAGGAGGCCTTGAATATCTCCGTTGTCGCGATTAATTCATCGAGCTTATCGATTTCGGCATCGGAGCCGAGAACAGTTAGAGAATGTTCGCGAGCCGAGGAAGCCTTAAAGTCCGGAATCACGTCCTCAAACAAAAGCTTTTTTATAAACAATCCAAACACTTCGCGTTTCTTTTCGAAGTAACTCGTCACCATTCCTGCCGACAAGTTCGCGACTCCGAGCGGGGTCTGCGACGGAAGATTTCCTCCACGCGCGATATCGAAAGTAAATGTTTTCTTCTCCGAATTCGAATCCCAGGAAGTTTCCTCCTGATTGAATACCGCCAAATTTCTTTCCTCATTCGCAATCGGCGTGATCTCGGCACCTGCTTTTATCACGTCGCCGTTCTCGGCATCCGTCATCAAATTCTTCCCAACAGTCTCATCCCGTGTCTGATAGAGTTTCAGCGATGTCCAATACAATCCCTTTCGCTTGATGTTCACAAGTTCATTCCGCGACTGTTGGTTCGGGCGCAAATATTCCGCGATGCCACGGCCCAGCCATCTGCCGGCAACTTTTTCCCAGCGAAATTCACGATAGGGAAGTTTATCAACATAATCAGCGTGCAACACGAGCGCCGGCTGATATTCGCCTTGATTATTGATTGCGGATTCAGGAGATTCTTTTCCATTTTTTTCACGCAACATGCGAGCCTTGAAAGTCCTCCGCCATTTTTTCCCATCCTCTAAATTATAATCATAGCATTCGTAAATTACATAACTCGCGCAATTTTCTTCCAACAAGGTCTTAACAGCAACCTTATCCCACGGCATATCTTTGATTGCTCCCGCGCTCATAGTCAGAATCTCGTAAACATGCGACATCTCTTCTAGTGTATCAACCGCCGCGTCAACACGGAGATTTACAATAGGGACATTTTTCCAACCCTTTCCGCTGCGCTTAATTACCACGTGTCCAATAGACGGATAAAGGTCTCCAATGTCATTTAATAAAACACCAAATTCAGTGTCCTTTAGCCACTGTTTTAAATCACGCTGCAAAACCCACACAATGATTTCATTGGTAATGGAACTTCCGCCGGAAGCAATAGCGAGGACGTCTTTGGTGTCGAGGTCAATAAACTTTGAGGCCACATCACACGCCGGCTTAATTACCTGAAAGAAAAATTTCAGAAACCCCTGACTATCTTTCGGTCCGGATTCAAATTGAGAGTTTAAATACAGTTCCGCGAACTTCAGTGTTTCCGGCTGATTGAAATAATACCCGCCGGGCATTTGAATCGGTTCATAGAATGCCTTCAAATTCTGCCGCGTGTATTTGTCATCCATATACTACGTATTATAACATTTAATTCCAGCAAGTGGAATTCACAGGCAGCGCGAAGCGCGCTTGGCAAGCGCAATTATACATACTGTGGCCTATGCTGGCGAGGCGCCTCACTCTTCGTGTCCAATATTCCGGCAAGGCCATGTTTATCGCGTTGGCGCCTCGGCGACATCAATCCCCATACCGCGAGACCCAAGCTCATAACGCAATCATCGTGAAGCCCCTGGGGTGCGCCGTATTTGACGTTACCGGCCTCGGAGATTTCGTATCCGAAACTTTCGAGCTCACTAATTAACACGTCATTATCCGGAATAGTAATAGATTTTTGCTCAATAAATACCGACAGTTTCTCAACCAATTGCATTTTCGATTTATTCGAAAACTTGAAATCATCCACGATGATTCCCTCCCGCGCGATATCCTCGGAAATCGGGTCTCCGACACCGGTGGAATCAATTACGATTCTGGCATGGTAGCGACGCGCTACCTCGATTATTCTGGCTTTTTGCAGGACATAACTTAAATCTTTAAATCTATCCCAATACACAACATTATGCGTTATGGTGTCTATTACCGTCAGAACCGTGAAGTCCCTGTATTTCGCGAGATCAACACCCATGACGTAGCGGCGCGCTTCGTTAACATCACTAAGACAAGGACCGACAATATCTTTAATTCCACGAAAGACAGCGGCAGCATCGTCGAGAAATTCCGCCATCATTTCCTGTTTGAAAACATTCTCGGGGAGTTTTGTCTTTGTCCGTTCCCATTCGACACAATGCGCGGGAGTACATTCCTTCAAGTGCGTTGTATGCCAGTAAGGATTATCCGTGCTGATGAATCGAAAAGAACCGTTGCTTTCCTTCCCTATCATCCATTGTTCATAGAACCAGTTTTTCCCGAATGGAGTTGAAATGAATATCGATTTACCCTGACGGGTTGTCGTTGTCGGGAAAATATAAGTCTCCCAGATACGGCGCTGAATTCTAGCAGCTTCATCAACAATAACGAGATCGAGTTCTTCACCCAATAGTCCCGTGGGGTTTTCGGTGGATTTACATTCAATCCAGGAACCCTGTGGGGTTTTGATTTTAGGGAAGGGACGGTAACTGATTGATGCCGCCTGTGACGGGAAAAGTTTTACGTAGAATCTTACGACGTAATCAAATACTTTGCTGGCAAGTTCGTAAGTTGGGGCGACAATCCAAATATGTTTTCCCGGCTGAAGCAACTCGAGAATTGCGATGTAGGCACAGATTTCGGATTTACCGAATCTTCTGCCGGCAACAATAGTTTTGTCGCGGGAAGTTGATTCGAGAATTAAACGTTGCTTCTCGTGAGGAGTGAAGCCTGTTATCTGTTGGATTTTGGTTTGAGAAATATTGGTCATTCCATTATGTCCATTATAGGCGAACCATCAACACTTACGACATCTTCCTGCAAACGGGAAAGTTCTTCGTTGTAAGCTTGGATTTTTAATTTGCCGGCAGGATAACGGTCTTTTAGTTTTAGAATTTTGTCGCCTGCTTCGAGGGATACGCGTTTATCCATATCTTCTCGGGTAGCCCAGTCGAGCCACTTGTCGATGATTTGGCGGTCGTCTATTCGATCAAGATAAAGCTGAAAGTGTTTGGCGGAAAAGATTGAGGACATTGAAGTGTCAGGAGAGTAGCCGGCAATTTCTTTGGCTTGTTGTTCGGAGATATTTGGATTATTGACGATGGTTTTTATGAGTTTTTGACGTTTGAGAAGGCCCATGAAGTGATTATAACACCTAATGTAAAGGATGTCATTTTCATATTTTTCCTGTATGGCTACCTACTGGACATTATGTGTGCGAAAATCACGACACCTATCCCCCCCATCAATTATTTCAAATGACGCACAATATGTATTTCGCGACAAATTTAAAGCTAAAACATTTGAATGTCGCAGATGTGTTCTAATGGTTTGTATTTTAAGACTAAACACTTGACATGCGATCTGGACCGGCCGCGCGCGGACCGAAGCTGACCGGCGCGGATCATGTCTTTTGGCGCATGCGTATGTACCAACAGCAAATACCGACAAAACAAAACACGTCATCATCCATCATCATCATCCACTAAAATTCTTATAAAACCACAACTTTATACAAATGTCAACGTATTTTTAACACGTCCCTAAATCATCCATGCCAACAGCCATAATATACCCACAGTAACCTAAATCACGCTACACTATGGGGAGAGGGGGGAGTTCTCTCAAAAAAAAAAAAAAAATTATCCAAGTATGTCTTAGTGTAAGAGTGTAGCTTTTTTTCGATATTATAACACTTTTAGCTTCAAGTTTGAAAAAAAAGTCAATAGTAAAATAAATAATACCATTTTACCATGGACTATAGTTATCCACATAGGGGCGTTGGTATAATATCAAGATATGGCTATAATATGGTTATGTTAAGTTTGACACAATTATCAACTAATGCTAGACTAACATCATGAACCAAGACGACACAGACTGGGCCCTATACTTTAAAAGCTATTACGATGACGTCCAACGCGCCAAGAAAGCCCGCGAGCGACAAGTATATTACTATCTGCTGGCAATATTCGCTGCTTTGATCTGGAGTAATTTAGGTTAGAACCCTGCTAGCGCGCCGGATGCTGGTGATCCGGGACGTTATGGAGTGTTTTAGCTCCTGCATACTTTGCTAGTATGTATGCACTTTAAAAACTAAATAAATAAAAAAACAATGAATGAAAAAAAATCCTTGTATGTAGCATTATACGAAGATACTACGGATAATATCAGCAATTTCATGACGTTTGTTTATAAGGCGGGCACATGGGAAA